TGTGCTCTGATCCTGGCCAATGTGGTGGGAGCGTTTGGGCAGGCGCCAACTCCAGTACCCACGATGCCGACCAACATCTACGGGGCAGGCCTGAGTGTGAATCCTGGCGCAACGCCCACGGTAGCAGGAACGGCACTCTACGCTCACTTGATGGCCGACACAGGCACGTACAGCTTCACGGTACTCGATGTTCTGCCCGTGAAAAACCAGCCAGGCTTGGTTAACACGAATATCGGTACGGGCATCGCGCAAAGAGTCGGTTCGCTCGGCAAGGTCGATTTCTACGTTCCGACCTCGGCAGGCATCAGCTACACGGACCAGCACGTTGGATGGTCTCTCACTGGAGGCGCGGCGGCTGCAATACCGCTGGGCTTTAAGAGTGGCAACTGGTACTTGCTTCCTGCGGTGAGATTCCAAAAATCCTCGGTCTCCAACGGGGCCGGCTACCAGATCATTGGCGGAATCAACATCGCCTGGCGGCACTGATGCCCCTACTCCCAGCAATAGGCCTTGGTGTGATCGCAGGATGGTTCGTATTCGCGTTCCTGTTAACCTGGCGTGAGAGAAAGTAGCGCTCACAAATGCCAAAAAACAAGAATAAAACTAGCGACTTGGCAGAGCGCTTCTGCCGAGAATACGTCATTGATCTCAATGGCACGCGAGCAGCTATTGCCGCCGGCTACAGCGAGAAAGGGGCAGGAGTCCGTTCTGCCGAGCTATTAAATAGGCGTAGCGTACAGCAGCGCTTAGACCAGCTCAAGAGCGCAAGGGCCTCCAAACTCGATGTAAAGGCTGAGCGAGTGATAGAGGAGCTTGCGCGGTTGGCCTTTAGCAACATGGCTGATTACATGGAGATAGATGCCGAGGGTAAGCCAATTGGGCTGAACATCTCCAAGCTTAGCCGAGATCAAGCAGCGGCCATACAGGAGATTAGCGAAGACACCACGGGGGGGGCCGGCGATGGAGAGCGGCGATTGGTCCTGCGCACCAAGTTCAAGCTCGCGGACAAGATCAAAGCCCTAGAGTTACTTGGCCGGCACTTGGCCCTATTCCAGGACAACCTGAAGATCACGGGCCTCGAGGGATTGGCCGACAAACTCAACCAGGTGCGAATGAGGAAGCATGGCGGCGGCAGCTAACCTTAGCCTGGAAGAGCAGATGATTGAAGAAGTTGCGGATACCGCCAACGATCCGCTTGCCTTCGCTCAGAGGATGTATCCTTGGGGCCTAAATGAGCTGGCAAACTCGCAAGGGCCGAGGAAGTGGCAGAGAGCAATCCTCGAGCACATCCGCGAGCACCTGCAAAGCGATCAACGCTTCCAGCCATGCCGGCTAGCAGTAGCGTCAGGTAAGGGCATTGGTAAGTCGGCTCTGGTATCCATGGTAATCAATTGGGCGATGAGTACCTGTGGTGACTGCAAGATCGTAGTTACGGCTAACACCGGAACGCAGCTGGCAACAAAGACGGCTCCTGAAGTGGCCAAGTGGACTAGGCTAGCCGCCAACACTCACTGGTGGGAGGTCAAGGCCACTAGCATTACGGCCCGAGAAAAAGGCCATGAGCGCGAGTGGCGCACGGACTACATTCCCTGGTCCAAAGAGAACATGGAGGCGTTCTCTGGGCTGCACAATGAGGGCAAGCGGCTAGTAATCATCTTCGATGAAGCGTCAGGCATCCATGACACGATATGGGATAACACAGAAGGTACCCTAACGGATGAGAACACGGAAATCATCTGGCTTGCCTTTGGAAACCCAACGCGGCCATATGGACGATTCCGCGAGTGCTTCGGCAAAAACAAGCATCGTTGGAAGACTTACCAGATTGATGCCAGGACAGTCGAAGGCACCAACCATGCCGAGCAAGAGCGGCAGGTGCAGGACCACGGGGAAGACAGCTACCACGTTCGTATCTGGATACGCGGCGAGTTCCCCCTTGTTGGCTCTGACCAGTTCATTGCCCCAGATGATGTCGACCGGGCGCGACACGCCAAGGTGATCGGCTTTGAAGAAATGCCCAAGGTGCTCTCTTGCGACGTAGCCCGCTTTGGTGACGACCAAACAGTTATAGGATACCGCCAGGGGCGCTACTCGAGGATCCTGGAAAAGCTGAGGGGAAAGAGCACTGTATTTGTGGCCGAGCGGGTTATCCATTGGGAGATGCAAGAGCGGGTTGATGGCGTTGTGGTTGATGGCGATGGCCTGGGAGCGGGGGTTGTCGATCAGATCAGGGCGCGCAACCATAAGTGTTTTGAATTCCACGGCAATGCAACCCCAAACGCCCCCAAGAAGTACCTGAACAAGAGGGCAGAGGTGTGGGGCGAGATGCGCGATTGGATGCCAACCGCCCAGATACCCGATGATCCCGAGATGGCTGACGACCTAATTGGCCCGCTGTACGAATACAACCATGATGGCCAGATTAAGCTGGAATCCAAAGAGGACATGAAAGAACGCGGGCTGGCCTCGCCAGACTGCGGAGACATGTTAGCCATGACGTTCGCGGTTAAGGTGGCGCCTAAATTAAGCAATAAGGCTAAGCCGAAGGTACCAACGCCAGTGAGTGCATGGAGCTGATAGGAGAATAGATGATCACAGACCGTTTCAAAAACCCGCTATCCATCGGTGATTGGTTCCAAACCTCGATCCCAGGGCAGAGCATTGTGGGCAGCATTATCGATATAAATCAGGGCGGATTGGCTCTTGCCGGCGCTAACCTGATGCTGGACCCAAAAAACCCTGGCGGCTCTCTGGTAACAACCGCTCCATTCGTCACGGTGGCTATACAGCTGGCCGTTGACCCGGAAACCGGCATGATACCTGGCTTGGTGAAGGCTGTAGGGCCACAGGCGCCTAAGGTGGAACCATGAAGCACATGGATGTAGCCTCAGGCGCTTACGATCATCGTAAAGGCAAACAAGAACCGGCAGCCAAAGAGCTGGATCACATGCGCGTGACTCCTGGCGAGAATGGAGGAGTAAGCATTGAACACCACTTCACCAGCATGGAGCACCCGCCGGAGATGCACGTGTTCGGGGCCAGCGAAGGCAAAGAGGCTGCGGCCCACTTCATGAAGCATTCAAGGATGTCGGAGAAGGAAGAGTCCGAAGAGCACGAGAGCGAATACTAAGCCATGAACATAGCCTTAAATGCAAACTTACAGCCAATCAACCGGCTGGCCGCTTTCAAGGTGTTATCGTCAGCGCCAATCCCGCTTACGACGCTATATAAGAGCGAAGTATTTGCTCCGCTGTCGACGAACCAGCAAATTGTTGGATCAGGCCCGCAGGTGTTCACGGCGCCCAGCCCAAGTGTGCAGTACGTTAACCTGACGCCATACATCTGGCTTCAGTCGTCAGGTGATGGCTCAATGGTTCTCGGGCCGCTCAACGTGTTTTACAACGATGGCAGCGCCACCAAGCAGCTCACCGTAGGGTTCAATTTTGCCAATGTATTGCACGGCGAAGGTAAAGTGACGCCGATGACCGAGACGCGCGCCGGCCTAATTGGCAGCACCATGGGCGGGAAACTTAATTTCGTGATTGCGCCGAACACGTCTATCACCTTTTCCATGCCATTTACCTTCTCATCGCCTCCGGTACCGGTGTTCGGAATGTCCCTGGTGCTGGACGGAGAATGAGTCTACTCGACACCCTGGAAAACCTATGCGCCGTGGCCATTGGTGGCAGTCTTCGCCTTGTCTGCTCGAAATGCAGACGGGAGGAGGTGATAGGCAGCGTGAACGCGGAGATGGCGCCGAGCGCGGCTATGAAGCGGGGATGGTACCTGGGAGATAAGTCGAATACCTGCAAGGAGTGCTACAGTGCCGTGGACTAGAAAGCAAGTCAAGTACCTGCTATCAAGCGCATCCCCGCTAACAGGCGGCCAGAAGGCCAAGATGAAGGGCGAGTTGCACTCAGATCCTGCCATGGGGCACAAGAAAAAGGGCAGTTCAACCCTGACAAAAGGCCCCAAGAAGCGTCCAGACGTCGAGTCGCATAGCGCCTACTGAAGCCAACAGTGAACAGCGATAAAGAAAAAGAACTCCTAGAAGAGATTCGGGAGAACTTCCAAATCTGTACGGAGGAGTGGGCCGAGATCCGCGATGAGGCGACTAAGGATATGCGCTATCTTACCGGCGACCCGTGGGATCCATCGGAGCGCAAGGCCCGCGAGGATGCCAAAAGACCATGCTTGGCGCTCGATGAGTTGACGCAGTATACGAACAAGCTCATCAACAACTGGCGGCAAAACAAGCGCGGCATCAAGATCGATCCGGACGGGGATGGAGCCACCAAACAGACGGCAGAATTCCGGGAGAACAAGATCCGGAGAATTGAATACGACTCGAAGGCCCAAGCAGCCTATATCACCGGCTATGAGAATGCCGTCAATCGCTCCTATGGCTTCTGGCGCGTGACCACGGGATATGTGGACGAAGATAGCTTCGAGCAAGAAATCCACATCAAGCGCATACCTAACCCGGATACGGTGTGGCCTGATCCTTCCTTCAAGGAAGCTGACAGCTCAGATATGGAATTCTGCTTCGTCACGGATCTGATGAAGAAAAAAGAGTTCGCGAGGCGATGGCCAAATGCCCGTAAGGTCAATTTTGAGCCGGAGGATGTCCGCTCGGCCCCGCAATGGATCAAGGCAAATGAAATCCAGGTAGCCGAATATTGGAAGGTGGTTAAGGAAACTCGCACCAAGATGCAATTGGATGATGACGGCAAGACTGCATTCTTGGATCAATACCAGGAAGCCGAGCTTGACGGCAATAGCTTGATGTCCAAGGGCAAGAAGCTGGGCACCGTCAAGAACCGCAAGAAGGTAGTCAGGCGCAAGGTGGTGCAATATATCACCAATGGCGTGGAAATACTTGAGGAAAACGAGTGGCCTGGCAAGTGGATACCAATAATTGGGGTATTTGGCAAGGAAATGTACCTTGACGCAGGGTCCGGATCAAAGCGGGTGATTTTCTCGCTGGTGCGGTTGGCGCGCGATCCGCAGATGCTATACAACTACTACCGGACACGCGAGGCCGAAGAAGCTGCCTTGGCGCCGCTGTCGCCCTTCATATTATACGAGGGCCAGCAAGAGGGCCATGAAGACGAATGGGCGCAGGCAAACAAGATGCCAATGCCCTACTTACAGGCCAAGGGCAAGACGGAAGGAACT